TGTAACAAAGCACTAATTTATAACTATGTAAATAACAGTTTTACATTCAGGGATCTGCCTGACATTTATCATATAGGACCAGGTATTGTTGATCCTGGTGCTACAACAAACACATGGAATACACAGTCAGGTACATGGACTACTACAGCAGGTACTTATGGCGATAGATTGTTCAACCCTACAGAAAGAAGTATTCTGTTTGCAGGTACAAGCGATACAAAACTGTATCGTGGAGACTTCGGGCAACAGTTCGACAATGAAAACTTTATTACAACTGTAGAAAGAAAAGGACTTACTCTTGATGGTAATAACAATACTGTTAAACAGGTAAGAAAACTGACACCAAGAGTCAAAGGTACAGGTACAGTAAATATATCTGTCGGTAGTTCGTTATCGCCCAATGGCACATATACTTTCAATGCTGCACAAAGTTTTGACCCCAACTCTCAAAACAAAGTAGATTGTAGAGTATCAGGTAAGTTTATTGCTGTAAGGTTTCAACATACTAGCAATAGTGAGTTTGAGCTTAATGGATATGATTTAGAGTATGAAGTCTTAGGAGAAAGATAATGGCAGAAGCACCAAAGTATTCACCTAATCCTGTACCAAGCGACCCTGAAGATTTACCAAGATATATCTTCGAGGAGTTGCTCAAACTACAAGGTGCATTAGAAGAAAACCCAACAACATTTATTGAGGTAAAAAATGCAACACCTGCTAGAAAAAAACAAGGAGATATCGTTTATGCTGATGGCACTAATTTTGATCCTGGTAGTGGCGAAGGCATTTATTTTGTAAACGCAGCAGGGAACTACACAAAGCTATGACAACATATTTAACAGGTATACCATCACAAGAGATTGATGAGATATGGGATGCTTGTTTACCTTTTATACAATTAGCATCTAAGAAAGGACAAGAAGAAATGTCTGCCAAAGATATCTATAATTTTTGCAAAGATGCGAAAATGCAACTATGGATAGTATTTGATAATAATGCAGACATAAAAGCAGTTGTTACAACAGAGATTGTAAATTACCCAAGAAAGAAAGTTTGCAGAGTAGTCACACTAGGTGGGGAAGAAATAGATAACTGGTTACATTCTATATCAGTTATAGAAGCATGGGCAGAATCTAATGATTGTCATGCTATGGAAACATTTTGTAGGAAAGGATTTATAAAGAAATTGGAGAAACATGGATATGAACAAACATACACAGTTCTTGGCAAAGAATTATCAACCATACATTAAAGGAGATACACTATGAGCTTCGGTGGAGGAGGTGGTGGTGGTAGTGGCACACAAGTCCAAAGACAAGAGCCATCAGCATTACAAGCACCTTATTTAAGTGACTTATATTCACAAGCACAAAGACAGTTCAGGGCAGGACCACAACAGTTCTTTCCTGGCAGAACTTTTGCAGCACCTAGTGCAACAACACTAGCAGCAGAAGATGCAACGAGACAAGCAGCAGCAGCACAAGGGGTGTTTGGTCTCGGATCACTTGTACCTGCGTTTCAACAACAACTAATGAGCCCTGCACAAAGGTTTCAAGACCCTATGCTACAACAGTCTCTACAGGCACAACTTAGACCTATAGAAGAAACAGGAGCAAGATTATTGCAACAAGCAAGAAGGGGTGCTAATGAAGCAGGACAGTTGGGTGGAGATAGACAAGCAATACTAGAAGCAGAAGTTATAAGAGATGTTGCTCAGAAACAAGCCGATGTTGCATCAAGATTGTATGGTGATGTGTATGGGGATGTGTTAAGAACACAAGCTGCAACATTAGGACTTGCACCAAGTATTATGAGCACTTTTACGCAACCTGCACAGACACTTGCAGCAGTTGGTAGAGCAGAAGATGTAAGAGCACAACAACCTATAACAGAAGCTATGCAGAGATTTGCATTTGAACAAGCAGCACCAAGTCAAGCACTAGGGCAGTATGGTAATATTGTAGCAGGTACTATACTTCCAGGAACTGTTACAACTACTGGGCCAAGTTCTAGTGGGCCAGGTGGACTAGCAGGTGCATTAGGTGGAGCAGGTCTAGCTTACGCATCAGGATTAGGAACACCGATTGCAACAGGGATGTTAGCAGGATTAAACCCTGTTATAGCAGGAGGAGCATTGTTAGGAGGATTATTAGGAAGATGAATTTATTGAATATGCTTTTTGGCCCAGATATGGGTGTAAACGTAGACGGAATGACTATGGATCAAAGAAGAAGTCTTTATGGCAGTATGTTTGATCCTATGGAAGCAAGTCGTGAAAGACTTAGGGCTATGACAGCACCCGATGCAGCAGTAGGAGGAGCAGCAGGAGCAGCACTCGGAGGACAATTTAATCCTATGGCTTTATTAGGAGGTCTAGAATCATTGGGTTTGTTAAATACACAACGACCTCAGTTTTTACCTATGGTTGAACAACGAGCTATGCCCGGATTAAATTTACAAATTCCAAGCATGAATAACTTTTATAGTGGAGGATTAATGAGATGATGTTTCTTCCATATTTATATTCAGGAGCTTTAACTTTAGCTAGAACAGGGTTACCTGCTTTATTAAGGAGTGCAGTCGGTAAATCAGGAAGAAAAGTTGTAGGAGGCACTACTGTTAAAGGGCCAGATATAGATTATAGCTATGCGGGTCGATCTACTACTGGACGTGGAATACCTACCAAAGGCCTTTTATCTAAAATAACACCAAGCAGAAGAACTTTAGGTCTTTTAGGTGCAGGTTCTTTGGTAGGATCAATGATGGGAGGTGATGATGACACAGTAGCTGCAACACCACCTATGAATTTTCAACCGCAAGTAGATGCAACTCCGGCTAGTCCTAGATTTGAACAAGTATTATTTCCAGGAATATCTGGACAAGCTACTAACAAAGAACTCATCAATGCAGCTATACTTCGTGGTAGTTTAGAATTATTAAAACCTAGAGAACCTGGTGAAAATTTTGCATCTCAAGCAGTTAGAGCAATAGAAGCAGGTTCAAGTGTCAATCAACAAACTACAGGTGTTTATTCTACTGCACAAGAAGCCCTACAGGCAGCAAAAGCAGCAGGATTTAAAAACGTTAAAGTTTATGCAAAAGGTAAAGGATTCGGTTACACAGGTGAGGTATCAGCATTTGATGACATTTTACCTGGTGCTGTTGAGTCTGAAGAAGGCGAGTCTAGTGAAGAAATAGGATTACAAGTTCTTTCAAAAGAAGAATATGATAAAGCAGTAGAGATAATTCTAAATGAATTTCCAGAAGCAACTCAACAAGACATAATAGATACATTAAATGCAAAAGGTTTTACTTATGAAGGATAAATATGGCAGCATTAGATATAGATTTAAGTAGTGTAAAACCTACAAGACAGAAAAAACCTTTAGATGTAGATTTATCTTCTCTTAAACAAAAAAGGGTTACAGAAGACCAAGAAGTTGGAGCAGGAACTTATGCTGCTGCATTAGCAACAGAAGTTGCTATAGCAGAGGGTATAAAGTTTGGTGCAACAACAATTTTAGGTCCAATAGGATACGTTGGTGGTGGCCTTGCAGGTGGAGCATTAGGTTCTATACAGGCACAAAGAATGACTAATCCTAACGGAGAAATATCTATTGGCAGAGTTATAGCTGATTCTTTTATAAATTTATTACCGGCTTCAAAACTTACAAAAGGAGCTAAGACAGTAGGCGATGTAGCAAAAAGAACTGCCGGTGCAGGTGTTGCAATAGGAGCAGGTGGAGTAGCTATTGAAAAAGGAGTTGATGAAGGAAGATTGCCAACAATAGAAGAATTAACTGTAGCAGGTCTAACAGCAGGTGTTCTTGGCGGTAGTTTAGGTTTTACTGGAGCTAAGTTTAACAAAGCATATAACAAGATTGGCGGTCTTACACCAAAACAAATAGATGTCGTTTTAGATCCTAACACTAAACCTGATGTTATAAGAAGCATGATGCAAGACGTGGATGTCACAGACGTTAGAAATCTTGGCAACGCATTGATGAAATTGCAAAAAGAGTATAAGTCAGATTACGACCAAAAGTTTATTGGACAAGCAATAAAAAGATTTCAAATAGAAGCATTAGACGATAAAAAACTAGCATTAGATTTACAACAAACTTCTGCAGGTAAACAGTTTGTAAATGAAAAAGGTTTATTTAAAGTAACCGATGATGAAAAAGACTATTACATGGAAAGTGTACTTAGAGAAGCTATTACAGCAAAACAACTAGAAAGACATATTAACTTCTACAAAGAAACAAATGATATTGCAATAGATATAGGTAAAAGACCAGGTGTAGATAAGTCTGGAGTGGACATAAACAAAGACGTAAATGATTATCTAAGAGCAAAACACGCAATAAAATATAACGAAGAAAATGCAGTATCTTTTGGTAAAGCAAAAAATAAATTCAAAACAAAAATAGAAAAAAGAGATGTTATAAATCAAAGGACAGGCAAACCTACTGGATTAAAAGAAGATGTAAAAGTAAAAGTATTCCAAAGAACAGATGGAGCATCTGGAATGTCTACAGCTCAAGCAAGAAGTATAATAAAAAACTTTGAACAAAAAGGATTGGACGAACTTTATAAACCAGTAATAGAAAGAAAAAGATTTTTATCAAATGAAATATTAGAAGTAGCTAAAAAAGGCGGATTAATTAGTGATGAGCTATATACAGAACTAAGAAGAAAATATCCTGATTACGTTCCTATGAACAGGATTATGGGAAATGATGCTGCTGATATAAACACCTCGTCATATCTACAAGAAGTAAGACAGACAGGTATACGAGCAGCAGTAGGTAGTGAAAAAGAAGTTATGAACTTAGATCAAAACTTGATGGACAACCTATCTACTATGATTATTAAAGCTAATACTAATATAGCTAATCAAAAGTTTTTAAAAATGGTAGAAGATCCTGTAAATAAAAATGTAGTAGGAGATATACTAAAAACAACAAAAGAGGGTAGTGTTAGGTTTAAGGGAGCAACCCCAGTAGATGACCCAAATACTGTCATGTCTATTTATGACAAAGGTCAAAGGACAACAATAAAATTTAAAGATGCAAACTTAGCCGCAGCTTTCAAGGGTGTTCCTATGGCAGAAGCATCTTTTCTTCCTAAATTAATCACAGGTTTGTCTAGAACATATATTTCTGCTAGAGGACAGTTGCTTACAAGATATAATGTTTTAGAATTTCCGTTTGCAAACAAGATTCGTGACTTACAAGAAACATTTATAAATAACATGGCCAAGTTTGGTGTTAAAAAAGCTGCACAAGGAGTTGATCCTACACAACTAAGAAAGTCATCTATGAGGTTGATCGGCAATAAAGTTCTTAGAGGTAAGAAGCCATCTACACCACAAGAAGAGGCATTGTATAAATTGCATGACGAGTTTAAAGAAGATGGTGGTTCTACAGGTGGACTAGGTCTTTATTCTAGAGATGACGTAAGAAGAATGATTGATGGAATATCTGGAGATGCAGCTAAATCTAGTTTTAGACGATATGGCCAAAAGTTTAACAGAGTGATAGATAGATACAATGAAGTGTTTGAAGATTCATCTAGATTTACAGCATACAGACTAGCTAGAGAGGAAGGATTAACAAGAAAACAAGCTGCTGTTGCTGCAAGAAATGCAAGTTTCGATCCTCTTAAACAAGGCAAAAGCGGTAGAACAATAAGGTCTTTATATTTATTTGCCAACCCCGCACTACAAAGTTCTAGAAACGTCATAAGAAGTTTAGCAACTAAGAAAGGTTTTCTTGGTGTTATGGGAGCTTTGACAGTAGAAGAATTAGCTAGACATGAATATAACAAATCTATAGACGAAGATTATGTTAGAAAATTTCAAACAAGATCTGGAGGAAACTACAACCTAAATAAAAATTTTGTAATCATTACAGGTAAAAATGAAGATGGCACACTACAAAACAGAAAGATGCCTGTTGCATATCCTCTTATTCCGTTAAAAGTAGCTGCTAACAAAATAGCTATGGCTATAAGCGGTGACTTAAATTTAGAAGATATACCCAATGTTGGGGCAGAAGTAGCTGAAGAAACTATAGACTCATATAATCCTACAGGAGGTTCGTTAGTACCTACACCTATCAAAGAAATACTAGCTTTATATCTGAACGAAGATGGTTTAGGTAGACCTATTAGACCGCCATGGAACGAAGAAAGGATTATGAACTCATCTGAAAATGTTTTTGATTATACAGCAGAAACTCAAGGCGGAGAGTTGGCTATGGCTTTAGCAGATACATTAAGAACGTCCTATGGCATGGAGGTCAATCCAGAAAATATGTTATATATTTACGAGTTAGCATTAGGCGGCCCTGGTAGATCATTTGAACAAATAGTGACTGCTGTTTCTAAAGCATACAACGGGGAAGAATTATCTGTAAATGAAATACCACTTCTTAGAAGGTTTGTAGGCGAAACTTATGAAAAGAAAATTGAACAAAGAAACGACCTGTCTTTGAAATTATTAGAAGAAGCTGAAAAACAAGCAGGTACAGACACAGCAGTAAATAGTAGAACTGTCAGAAACATTATGAGAAAAGTTTTAAAAGCTAAACCGGCAGACAGAAAAACTGTTCTTACAAATGAGTTGTTTGAAAACAGAGAAAACGTAAATAAGAATGTATTAGATGGTATCAAAAGAAGATTAGAAGATGATTCTCGTGGTTTGACTCCATCAGATAGCAGGATAAAAAGACTACCAGTCAAAAGCAGAGCAGACTTTATTGTGAAAGAATTACAAAACAAAAGCATACCTGAGATAAGAAAGTATCTTTCTGACTTGCAAAGAAAAAGAGTAATTACAAGAGATGTTGAAGAAGCAATAGTTTCTAACCCAGATTTTAGAGATATATTTTTGAGGAGAGACGAATGATACCAATGGAACTTTTATCGATGTTAGCTTCTACTGTGCTAGGTGGCATTATGTCTATTATGGCTCAGAAAGGACAAGCTGAACAAGAAAAACAAAAGATGCTTATGCAACGAGCAGGGTTTGCTGCAAAACAAACTGATAAAGCCAGACAAATATCTGACCCTCATACCAAGCACACAAGAAGATGGATAGCATTGATGTGTGTATTTAGCATTATCGTAGTACCAATCGTTGCACCTATATTTACTGATGTAAACATCGCATATCAAATAGTAACTGAAGCTAGTAGCGGTTGGTGGATATTTGGCGAAACATACGAGACATCATACTTCGAGCAAGGCAATACGATTTACATAACTAATCTACAATCACATACAATATTCTCAATTATCGGTTTGTACTTTGGAGGGTCTCTCACAAGAAAATGAAACCTGAATTATGCACATTAAATTATGGGATATCAGTTTTTTGTGTCATGTTAATTTTATATATAATTTTTAAGGATGACTGATGGTAGCAAAAAGATATCAAAGCAAAACAGGTGGACTGAACGAAGCAGGTAGAAAGTTTTTCAAACGAACACAAGGTTCTAATCTAAAACGACCTGTAACAGGTAAAGTAAAACCAGGATCAAAAGCTGCAAAACGCAGAGCAAGTTTTTGTGCAAGGATGTCAGGAGTAAAAGGACCTATGAAAGACAGTAAGGGTAGACCAACAAGAAAAGCATTGGCACTAAGAAAATGGAAATGTCGTTAAGAAAACTGTTGTTAGCAATAGCAATATTTATAGCTATAATACTAGGATATGCAATAGAAGAAGCTGTATCAGATGTTACGTCATCTGGGGCAACTACTAACACACAAAGCAACAACGCAGGATCAAACACAGCAATAACAGGCGGCTATGAAAGTTCTACAACATATCAGTCTGGAAGTAGCTCAAACACTACAACCACTAATACGACAAATAATTCAACAAATCAAAAGACTGCTGTAAATACATCATCAGCACCTGCTATGTCAGTTTATGGTCAAGACAGTTGTGTCATCCCCCTCTCTATCGGCATGACTGTCATCGGCTTCAGCACAAGTATGGGTACATATTACCATGATGAAGAATGTTCTCGCAGAAAGAAAGCGAAGCTACTTAATGGTCTAGGTATGAAAGTTGCAGCGATATCATTGATGTGCCAAGACAAAGATGTATGGAAGTCTATGATGGATGCAGGTACACCATGTCCTATAGATGGATTGATTGGTGAACAAGCTAAACAAAGATGGGAAGAACTAGGAAATGAAAAACATTTGGATTCTGCTACTGCTACCTCTATTAGCAAACGCAGACACTTCACAAAACCTTATCACTAATGGCACATTCGATAATGGCACTACAGGGTGGACATTATCAGGTGATGCACAAAGAATAGGAGATTGTTGTCCAGGAGGACACGACCTAGAGTTTGGAGACTATGGTAGTATTGAGCAGACTTTTCCTCTCGCTTCAGAAGCAATAACTCAACCAATGCTTAATAATGGCATCACTCTAAACTCTAGTGTAGAAGTACAAAATGGTGAGGGTGGTGTAGGTGGTTGGAGAAGTGGGGCTACTGATACTTTTACTATTAGATTGCAAATACGAGATGAAAACCAAAATGTGTTAGCTACAACGACACAGGAAAGAACAAATGTTACAGGGATTAATGGCAAAGATTTTACAGATACTGTTTCGTATACAGGGGTTGGTTCTAACTATGGAAATATTTTTATTAGTGGTGCTGATGGCGATGCTCCTGCTCGGCTTGGTGGTCCTAATGTAGATAACATATCTGTAACAATGGAGTATGACCCTGTTGTATTAACAGTAGAACAAACTCAAGAGATACAAGAGATATTTGAGCAAATAGAAGAAGTCTACATAGAAGAAATAGCTATCGAAGAAGTATTTGTAGAACCAATAATCGAAGAAGTCTATATAGAACCTATACCAGAAGTGGTAGAATTGACTGTAGAAGAAGAATTTATAGAAGAAACTATTGTACTAGCTCCTGAAGTTATAGAAGAAGAAATCATTTCAGTTGAGCCAGAAGTACAGATAGAAGAAACAGTAGAAGTTATAGAAGAAGTTTTTGAAGAAATAGTCGAAGCACCTGTGGAGGAAACCAATGAAACAGAAGTTGTCGAAGAAACAGAAACAAATACAGAAGTGGATGAAAGCAACGAAACTGCTGTCGCAGAAGGAACAGAAACACCAAACGAGAATAGGGGTGTTGAAACCCAACTAACTATAGAAGAAATATCTATCAAGGTCGCAGACAAAATAAAGACAATAGATGGGCAGCTTAAAGCTACACAGATGATAGTAGCTAAAGTTATGGCAAGAGATAACAAGATATCTTCATACTCACAAGTCAATACAGACATATTTATACAACCAGAATTA